TCAGGGGTTGTCCATAGGTCTTGACACAACAAACTTAACGCCCCCGGATTCAATAGGAGTGTATTGGTCAGTATGTAATTCAAGCATGTGTTATGCTGGCTCAGGTATAAATGCTTTTTTTGGACAAATAACAACTTCAGATACAATTAAAGTTTGTCATAACATTATTCTTTATACGGCAAATACATTTGAAACGTGCTCAGAATATTGTGACTCATTAATATATGATGGCTTTTCATGGGTGTTATTTAGTATGAGCAATCCAGTTAGTATATTAGAAATAGAAAATAAAATAAATAATAACAAGATGTATGATTTATATGGTAGAGAAATATTAAGACCAAGAGGTTTATACATTCAAAATAATAAATTAAAATATGAGCGATAGAGAAATAATGGATGGTAAAAACGGTATTATGTGTAGGGAGTCTTATGGCTTTCGTGATCCCGTAGTTAAGAACGTAGTAGATAAATTTGTTAAACGATCAGATATTGGTTTTAAAAAATATGGATCAACACTAGACGATGAACGTAGATTTAACATGAAAAATCTTCAA